TTTTGCGGAAAGTCAAGGTTTTCGTATAACTTACGCTTTACGATAAAATACTCTACATCGATATCTGATTCGCTTACACCATATTGTTTTGCAAAATACTTTTTGTATATCCGTAGCTGGTCACCTTCACTTTTCTTTTTCTTAGGCTTCCAACCAAACATAGATGTCTTTATATCTATAATCTTTATTCTGTCACCTTCCTTCATTACCAAATCTGCAAAACCCATAACCATGATTTTGTCTGAACCATCTACAGGACATAAGATAGGTATTTCTACACCTAGCAATTCTGTATTTTTCTTTGAAAAATATGCACCTCTACGTCTTATGAATTCGTCGATAATTGCAATACCGTCTTGATAAAATTCGTTGATTTCTTCTGAAAATGAAAAATGTTTACCGCCTTGTTCATCGACTGCCTTTTTGTATTCTAGCTTCATTGTATCTGCTAGCTGCTTATGTAGGTCAAGTTTATTTGCGTTGACTATAGATTCCTTGTACATTGTGTCAAGATACGTTTGAATTACCTCGTGCATTGCAGTACCAAAAACCAAAAACATACTTGGCTCATAATCTCGTATTTTATCAATATATGTCAACTTCCATTGATGAGGGCAGTTTTTATACATATTTATTTGACTGTAAGATATTGTTGTCTTACCTTGCTTTCTTGCTTGTATTGCCAAATCTTTAGGTGTTTTTAGAATCATATTATACTACTAATATACGCAAAATTTCCGAGATAGAAAAATTTTTTAGCGACTTTTTTCAATAAGTTTATCAAGATATTGCTTTGCCTTTAATAGGTCTTCAATACCATTTTTGTGTTTCCATCTGGTAACATATTTAATTATATTACCTTCGAAGAAATCGAGTTTATGAGAGTATGCATATTCCCACATCTCGATTCCTTGAGTGTAATGTGTAGGATGTTTTATATTATCCTTAGCCATTAGGCTGCTCCTTTGGTAAAAATCCTTCATTTATATGACCACATTCTGTACATCTGTATACCTGAAGTGGAATAAGAGAATCTTTACCTGTTGGTGACATTACAGCAGATAATTTCTTAAATAAAAATACTGGTTCAAATGTTTGCTCACCGCATTTATCACATACTACATCTGTCAAATCATTTGGATTTATTTTTATTTGTTTTTGCTGATTCATATTTAGACCTGGTTGTCTATTAGAACCTAATTTTATTTCTTTTGCCATTACATCATCCCTATACCTGTTTGTGGTTTTTCATCTTTTTCAGAAGGTATGTCTGTTAATACACATTCTGTAATTAACATAGTACCTGCTACAGACGCTGCTTTTTCTAAAGCTACTCTTGTTACTTTTACAGGGTCAATAATACCTGCTTCATACATATCTACTACAACTTCATTTCTAGCATCAAACCCTGCATGATTACCTATAGGTGAATCTTTAATCTTGTTCCAAATTACTTCAGGATTAAGACCTGCATTATCCATAATCATTTTGAAAGGAGCTTTACATGCTTCTTTAATAATTTTTGCACCTGTTTCTTGGTCATCATTTTCACATTCAACTTCAAGATTTTCAATAGCGCTTCTTAAAGATACACCACCACCGGCAACGATACCTTCATCTACTGCTGCTCTTGTTGCTGCAAGTGCATCGTCAACTCTATCTTTCTTTTCTTTCATCTCGATTTCAGATTCTGCACCAATTCTAATTATTGCAACGCCACCAACCAGTTTACCTAGTCTATCCTGCATTTTTTCAACTTCATAATTAGATTTAGCATCCTCAATCATTGTCTGAAGTTTTGAAATTCTATCCTCAATTTCTTTTTCATCTCCATTACCATCAACAATTGTAGTTTGCTTTTTTGTAATTGTAAGTACATTTGTACCACCAAGCCAATTAGGGTCAAAATTATCCATTGTCATACCTTTTTTAGGTGATACAACTGACGCACCTGTTAGTGCTGCAATATCTTCCATTATATCTAATTTTGCATCACCATATCCTGGAGCTTTAATTGCTGCACATGTAAGAGTGCCTCTTGCGTTATTAACAATCAATCCTGCAAGAGCCTCACCTTCAATATCATCTGCAATAATAAATAGAGGTTTGTCTATTGAAATACAATATTCTAAACATTTAACTAAATTTTTAAGATTATTTAGTTTGTTTTCATAAATAAGAATCATAGGTTCTTTTAATGAAACTTGTTGATTTTGCTGGTCGTTAATAAAATAAGGTGATAGGTAACCTTGCTCCAATTGCATACCTTCTACAAGCTCTAATTCATCTTGAGCTGTATTTGATTCTTCAACTGTAATTACACCTTCTGTTCCTACCTCAGCCATAGCATTAGCAATCAACTGTCCTATCTGCTTGTCGTTGTTAGCGCTAATTGTACCTACCTGTAAGATTTCATCGTTACCTTTTACATCTTGAGATATATTGTCTAAATTGTTAACGACAGCCTTTACAGCTTTATCAATACCTCTTTTAAGCTCTATATTATGACAGCCATTTCCAATTTTTTTATAACCTTCCTTAAGTATTGCGTGAGCAAGTACAGTAGCAGTTGTCGTACCATCACCAGCCTCGTCATTAACTTTGCTTGCGACATCTTTTACTATTTGAGCACCTGCGTTTTCTAAAGCATCTTCAAGTTGTATTTCTTTAGCTACAGTAACTCCATCTTTTGTAGATTGATATTCGCCGTATTTTTCAAATACAACATTTCTACCTTTAGGTCCAAGTGTGGCTGACACAGCATTTGCAAGTTTTTCAACTCCATCATACATGCCGCCTCTGGCATCTGAACCGAAATTTAATTTCTTTGCCATTATTCGTTCTCCAAAATTGTTAAAATATCTATTTCTCTAATAATATAGTATTCATTACCATCGGCATCAAATTTGTGATAACCTGCCTTTGGTAATAAAACAACATCACCAGGTTTGCATTGTGGCTCCATTCTTGTGCCATTTTCCAAAACTCTACCAGGACCTACAGCAACGACTTTAGCTCGCTCTGTACCTTCTTTTGTTGTATCAGGTATAATTACACCACCAGCTGTGGTACCTGTTGTTTCGACTTGTTTTAGTACAACTCGTTGTTCTATCGGATTAAACATTGCTACTCTCCTTTTCTAATTCATATTCTGATTTTGTACACGTTACACCTGTCTGTTCTTTTACCAATTCTGGTGTTGTACAACTTTGATTAAAACTTGCAAATTCTGTATGAGATGGCCATCTACCACATCCAGCAAATAAACAACCAAATGCGTTTGAAAGATAATCGGCCTTTGCATATTCACATTTCTTTGTGATATCACACATTGGCTTAAATCCTTCTGCCAATTTTATACCTGCATCAATCATCTTTTTTCTTAACAACCAATGTAGGCCTACGATAAACTCCTCCTCACAAAACTGTAACCTTCTTGTCATCTGGCCTCTTAGCGAGCCAATATTTTGTTCAACAACATAACTACATTCTCTAGACATAAGATTAAATGCTGACATTTCAATTGCACTAAACATATTTAATTCTCTTTCGTCTCTTACATCTTCAAGCTGTTCCAATGTTTCAATAACCTCTTTTTTGAATTCAGGGTCTTTTTCCATTGTTTCCCAAACCTGTGTATATACTACATAATTTGGCTCTTCACTTACCTTGTAGTCCTTAAATTTAATACCTACTCTTGCTCTTGAATGTTGGTCATATTGGCAAACAGGTGTACCTGTTATCTTATATGTTATCATTTGAGAATCCTCGTTCCATGACAGGATTTCAACATCCAAACATTCAATACCTTTTTTTATTTTAACTCTACTCATCTGTAAACAATTTTTTATCTGATTCGTGCAAATCTTCAAATTTTATTTCTTTAATAAAATCCAATACCTTTTCAGTATCATCTGTAATTACATTAAGATATTCACCTATTAGTGGAAATTTATTTGCAACCTGATTAACAACCTTTTTATATAATTCATTTAGTGCCCAATCTTTATTGTCTTGTAGATTAAATTTACCTGACGCATTAAAACCTCTCATTGATACAAGAGATAAAAGATTTTGACCAAAATGATACGAGTGCTGATAACTTTGTGGTAAAAACGACCTTGCAGATTGCCATGATGCCTGGTCTGTATCAAGTGCTTTTGAATATAAAGATTTCAACCTTTCCATAACCTTTATTTCTTTCTTTTCAAGTTCAGCCATTGTTACAATATCAACATCTGATTTATTATTATCACGACATCCAATACTCATAAAGCTGGTAAATGGTGTTTGAGTGTGATAATCAAATAACCATCTTGGCACACCTCTTACGCGAAATATAAACTGTACCATTTCTCTAGCCTGTGGTAATGTATTGTGTGTTAACACTGCCTTAACGACCTCTAGCTTTCCTTCAGGTGAGGTTAAAGGCCATTTTCTTTCAAATTTATTATCACCCCATGTTGATGTACTAGTCACAAACATAGATTTGTATGGGTTTGACATGTGGTCCTCTAATGTGACCTCAACCTCGTCTTGTAATAATTTGAATTCTGTTTTTAGTAGTGGTCTTTCCTCTGGTAATGTTCCCATTACGATACGTAGGTTTTCAACCACATCATAACTTAATTTATCTTGCATATTCTATAACCTTTTTATATAATATAAATATAACAAAACTTTGCGACATATAAAAATTATATCAACTTTTTTATTGTTGAGTTTTTACTTTTTGTAAAACCAAACTTATTTTTAGATGCCGGTATTAACACAAATTCACCTTCTGACAAACCTGCAATGTCTCTTGTGTTGAATATTGTTATATATAATTGTTTTGAATCATCTTCCAAAGCTATTTTGTAAAATTCTCTACCAGTCTTTTTTGACTTTTTAATAATAATTTTGTTAATGATTCCATATAATTGAAACTGACCTTTTTCCAAATCATCAGGGATTTGTTTAGGGCTTGTAAGCTGAGCGATAATATCAGGTGCGTGGTCGTAAAAGAATTCTTTATATTTTGCAAATGGATGTTCGTTAAAGTAGAAGTCAAAGTATTTCTTTTCCCATTCAAACTTTTGTGTTTTATCCCAGTCCTTTTCACCAATTGTATCTTCCAATATCTGGTCAATAATACCCTGAACTGTTTGAGATTTCTTTTTGTTTCTGCACGCATTTATTATATCCTCAAGTACTCTTGAATTTTTCATAATTCCTTTGAAATATCCTAATCGACATAAAGGTTCATATGTACGTTTTGTAATTTTATTTTCAACAACAAATTCAACAAGTTCCATCACTGTATTTATGTCACCAGGCTTTACTGAATTTATTACAGCAGCGTCTTTATCTGGTATACCTTTTACAAGATTAAGTCCAAATTTTATTGATTTGCTGTCATAGTCGATTTCAAAACTATTACCTGTTTGTCCTATTTCAAATTCATTAAATTTTATACCTTTCTTTTTGATTTGCTTTACAAACCAACTTAATTCTGCATTTGTTGAGTGATTAAGAAGTGCTGTATAATATTCATAAGGAAAGTGTACCTTTTGCCACATCGATATATAAGCATTCATTGCGTATGCCAAAGAGTGAGATTTATTAAATGAATATTCAGAATATTTACCTAATACATCAAGTAATTCATCAATATCTCTATCTTTCATACCGTTTGCTTTTGCACCTTTTTTGAATCTATCCAACATATCGTAAAAATTATCCTTTTTATCCTGATTACCTTTATGTAATAGCTTAAGGATTTTTCTACCACCATCTGCTTCAGCAAGTGTAAAGCCACCAATTTTTTGTAAGATAAACATAATCTGCTCTTGGAATATAGGTACACCAAATGATTCACCAAGAATATCCCATAGTAGCGGAGATTTTTCGTCTAGCAAAAATTTTGCCTCTTCCGGATTTTCGCGGTTTTTGATATATTCGTCAATTCCTCCGGCTTGGATTATGGCAGGCCTAAACATGGCATTTATTGATGAAAGGTCCACAATACTTTTTGGCTTGATTGTTCTAATAAGATTTATCATATTATCCGAGCCAAATTGAAATATATCCTTGCAGTTACCTGTTTCAAACTCATCATAAACCTTTTTGTCATCGAAATTAGATTTTAGGATTCTTTGTTCCAAATCTTTTTCACCATGTCTTTTCTCAATAAGTTTGAACGTATCGTTAATTACAGACGCTGCCTTAAGTCCAAGAATATCTAATTTACAATATCCAAGTTCACTAACCTCACGTTCATCACCACCTTCCTGCACACCTGTTACAGTCTCACCTTTTAATTTAAGTAGAGGTATTTCTGAACAATTAAGGTCTTTATTACTTACCAAAATACCAGAAGCGTGCCTTCCTGTTTGCCTAACCATACCTACCATTTTAGGTGCAATTTTTAAGAACAATTCCTTGTTGTCCTTGATAAACTGCATTAGGTCCTTTTCACCTTTTTTCTGTGCAATATTAAAAGCATTTTTCATTTCATAATCTATAGGTGAGTTTGGGTCATCGCTGAAATATCCTGTAAGTTTATTTGACAATACAAAGTCAAGTTCATGTATTCTACATAAATCTTTTACAGTTGTTTTGGCACCAAATTTACCAAAGTTTGCAATATGACAAACACGTTCAGTACCAAACTTTTCCTTAAGATAATCCTCACATCGTTTTTGAGTAACAGAGTCAATATCTAAATCAACATCTGCAGGGTCAATACGTGCAGGATTTAAGAACCTTTCAAAAATTAGATTGTGTCTTATCGGATCGATTTTTGTAATATCCAATACAAACAATACAAGTGAGCCACCAGCAGAACCACGTCCTGCACCAGTTGCACCACCTACCTTGTATACAAAATTATTTAACAAATCGTCTAAGATTAAAAAATAGTCTATAAAACCTTTTGACTTTATAATATCCAATTCGTATTTCAATCTGTCTGTATATACCTTGTCGTTTTCAGGTAACATACCATTTTTAACCTTTTCAACCCATTTAACTTTTAATTTTTGCATGAACTCAGATTCGCTTAATGACTTGTCCTCGTGATACTTTGGAAAGTTATCTGGATATTTAGGCATTTCGATTTTTACTTTATCGTTTATTTCAAATGTAGAATCAATAGCCAATTCAAGGAATTTTTTATCCATACCGTATTTTTCTGCCTCGGCATATATTTCATCTATTTCCTTAATATATAATGAATGTACTGTGTAGAACCAATCCTTTACTGGATATGAATTAACAGTCTCACGTTGTCGTATTACATAGAGTAAATATTGAA